ATGTTACCATCTGTGCCATCTGACGGGCAAAGCCCACAATCTCATCAAAATCTTCATCGACTTGCCAACACTCAGGTTGAACAAACTTACACGACTCAGTATCTTCAAAGATTTCCATATCTACCATGTCATTGATGACATAGGCATCTTTCATTTCATCATCAGTCGCATACAATGTGTGCGGTGCGATGATAATGTTTTGATCAATTACTTCATCAAAGATGTAAGTAATCGTATTGGGGCAAAAAGTATCATCACCACCAAACCCAATAAAATCACCTTGAACAATCCCGTCGAAACTAGGAAGACAATCAAGGCAATGGTGTAATATATCAGCAACATTGCCAACATGATTGTCATCAATGTCAGAATGTGTTTCGTTAATCTTGATAAGTTTCTTGTTAAAGACCGATTTTGTACCAACAAAGAATTTACCCGTTGCCGGATTCGTGCCCCATACAATCGCGGGAGCGCCATCGATCTTCGTAGAAATTTGACCATTGGAGAGGAACCAATCAAGGACAGAAAGATCACCAGTCAGAATGGAGTCTTCTGGGTGCTGGAGGTGTGTGTTTTTCATGTCTTTAAGATAACGCATCCATCAACGGATTGCAAGCGGTTGTGTCCTGTTCGCGAACTGTCACACCCTCAATTCTTTCCTTTGCCTTTTCAAAGTAATTTGTATCACTCTCTACCCCAACAAAATTGCGATTAGTATTTACACAGGCGACACCAGTTGTGCCACTTCCCATCGTATTATCCAAAACAGTATCACCTTCATTGGTATATGTCTTCACCAAGTATTCCATAAGATCAACAGGTTTTTGCGTTGGATGTAAACCTTTCTCTTGTTTGAATTTTAAAATGGTCTTAGGGTAGCGAGACCCTTCAGGATTGTCACGATGTTTAGATTGCTGTTTACCATAAACCTCACCAATCTTTGCCGTTTCAGACTTAAACCCACTATACGGAGTTGAATACCACATTTGAGGATTGTACGTTGGTTTCTTTCTATAAAACACCAAAATGTTTTCATGACTCTTAAGAGGCATGACTTTAGCGTTCATAGGATTAGTTCCTTGCGGTTTCTCCCATATCCATTCATATTTTAGGTTCTTGAGATTTGAAGCAGCAAGAATTGTAGTGAAAGGTTGTGCAGCAGTGAATACCATCGCTGCATTATCTTTACAAACTCGGTTATATTGTTCCCACAACTTATCTAAAGGAATAATGCTATCCCATTTGCAGGCAGTTGTACCATAAGGTAAATCTACTAGCAGCATGTCAATAGAATTATCTGCAATTGTAGGCAGTAGATCTAAACAATCACCCAGTAGTAAATTTACCATTCAGCAATATCCTTCACGAAGTCACATTTTAACAGAGCAGCAACATTTGTGCAAATATAGTCATCATTTCCAACTTTCTTGCCACCTTGCTGCACATTGAAATAGCACTTATCACTCTTCAAGTGTGCTTCAAAGTCTGCTTTGGTGATGAACACAATGCGAGCATCTTTCTCATCAGGGTTGATACCACAGAAGATAAGACGCTCCCAATCTTTACCTACAGAAACGTGATTAATGATGAACTTATCAACAGTCACGCCACCTTTCTTGTTACGAGTAGCAAGAGCAAACTTAATCTCTGTCGGTATCATTATAGGTGTGTTCAACCATATTTTACTAATAACACGATCATGTCCTGCGGTAGATGTTGCTGCACGTTCAACTTTATGTCCAAGATTATTCATCAACTGAGACACAAATCGTTCACCTAACTCACCCTTTTGTTTGGGTGAAAGAAATACATAACCCTCAAAGTTTGTACCCTTCCAAGGATCTTGGAGGTTGCTATCAATGTAATCACGGAGGGAACCATCAGCAAAGATAGAGTCAAACATAGGTAGAGTGGGTTGCTTTGACTCTTTTAATATACACGAAAACCATCCCCTGTGGGGGGGATAGTGGACAGTTCAATCAACTGTCACAAGGGTAGCACTGCTCTTGATTGTTGTTCCTTTGGAACTTGAAGTTTTTCCATTATAATTTGTTTTGGTAAAAAATTCCAACAATAGTAACTACTACTGAATGTAATCTTATCGTTTGGTCTACCATCAGGGCTGATGAACTTCATTCGACTATCAAACATTAAGAGTTGTAAATCATCGTTCATAAACAACTGTTTTGGTGCAGAATCATTTAACCAAGTGTTAGTCATAATCAATGCAAATGGTTTGCCAAATGATAAAGCACGTTCAAAGAACTTACGTTTGTTTGTGAATGGTGGATTAGAAATAATCATATCCCAATGCACTTCAGGTTCCCACTTTAAGAAGTCTTGTCCACTATCAATGTGTGACATTACAATTTGATTAGTCTGACCAATTTGCTGAACAAACTGACTCTCAACCTTATCAAATGGACACCACACAATAACATCCTTTGGAATGTATTTCAGGATAGGTTGAACACCATAAGGAGGAGTATAGCACTCGTCGTTATCACCTGACGAGTACAATAGTTCTTTACTTTCAATCTTCATCTTCCTCTCCGTAGATACTATCAATTATAACATTATATGGAGATTCTATCACAGTTTTCTTACCACGATTTTCATAATGACCACCAAAAATGTCCATCTTTTCTCTAACATCAGTGCCAGCAATCTTCTTACCTTTCTCTGTATTATATGCTGCATTACTATCAAGAGATTTGAGAATCATATAAAGATAAAAAGAGATAATTCTTTTAGGATCGTTAAATTGATATTGTGCTCCAGTACCAAAATAACTTAATCTAGGTACTACTTGATCTCCACCTGGTTGTTTAGCAAGACGGGGAATCTCAAAAGTTTCCCACAAAATACGTTCGATAGGAGTCATCTTAAACTTATCTAAGTTAGTTTTCTGAAATGTAGGATCCATGGTATTGTAAACTACATCAAAACGTTGAAACACTTCAGTAAAATACTTGAGAGGATCATTATGATATTTTTCACCCTCATTGATGATCCTACTAATAACATCTTTAATGTTATCTTCTCGATTCCTGTCTTTAAGAAGAAGAGTTACAGCACTTAAAGAACAAGGACGATTACCATTATTCTTGCCAAGGAAAGACCAAGCAGTATCATAATTGTTGACATTAGACAAACAAACAAGTTCATCTTTAACCACACCAACACAACCAAAAGCAGTCTTTTCGTTTGGCACAGTAAACTTTAGGACACGACCAAGTTTACCCGTTGCGATATAACCTTTTACACTCTTGTGAATATTGTGAGAACGATATGCACCATAAATCTCGTCTTTTCCTTGTTGTGCATTGTTCTTGTTATCAATTAGATCATAATCTTTTTTGATATTGATATAGTTACTATATGGTTTGATAACCACCTGAACAATATTTCCAGGTGGTTGATAGTTTTCTGGGACATTTGAGTCTAGTAAACATCTTCGTGTGTTTCCGTTTTGCAAATATGCAAGAAATGCAGAATACGAAAATGTCAACCTATCTTCAGAATAAACATCAAAGTCTTTTGTAGGAACTGAAATGTGATAGTTAGTACCAAGACCGTCTACATGTCCACCTCGTTCTTCATATTGAACTGCAAGATCTTGAGAGTGTTCTTCGTGATTTCTTTGGCAATGTACTGGAGGGACGATGTACTCTCCATCGTCGTCTTTCATCTTCAGCACATCCAAATCAATTTCATGATTTTCTGCTTTTCCTGTTTCTGTAACACGTTTGCAAGCAGTTTGCAAGTCAGCAAGAGTTTTAATGAACATTAGTTTTTCCTTAAGTAATCGGTATAAGAGTTGCCTCTTATCCTACGATTCCAGGGAGACCCCTTTCGTCGATGTGTTTTATTTATAGCACAGATTGTGCTTTTTTGTCAATGGTTGATAGTTACATAATCAATAAGAATAGGTGGAGAGGTTACGAGCAGGAACGTGATAACTGTTATCAGGTTTGTTTGCATCAAAAACCCAAACTAATTCATCATCGGATGCTTTGTAAACATCCATACAGAACATTGGGACCAGTTTGACCATCAAAGTACCCCAATGGTACTCGGTTTCAAAATCGAAGGTTGTCATGGGTTGATCGATTTCCTTTGACTCCTTTAATATACACGGAAACCACTCCCTATGGGAGAATGGTGGACACTTCAATCAACTGTCACAAGGGCAGTCGCGCAACCGATCTCTTTTTTCTACACTTATCAATGAAATTACGGGCACTAATTGAGTTTCTGCATTTTTTAACCTGTTTCCCTTGATGGATGACCATAAGACCCTTACCGCACGGGACAGCAGCATAAAAATGATTTATATCATCCCAGTCGCCAACTGTGAACCCTGAAGGTCCACATTTAGGGTCAAGTATGTTACTGTTAGTTGGTTGTTTATTTTTCATCGTCTAATCTCACTAATTGCTGGCATACCCTGATTGAATACAACATCAACAACTGCCTGAACTTTCTTGGCAGTGCTGATACCAACTCTGTCATAAGTTGGAATACAAACTAAACCAAACTTCTTCTCACTTCCACCCAAACGTATCACACGACCGATAGACTGACTGATACCAATGTAATCCATATTACGCATGAAGATGACTGCCTCAAGACCACTGACGTTGATACCTTCAGACAGGATAGAGTGGTGAAGAACAACAAATTTCTTGGTCTTATCCTTGCCCCAAGTATTCAAAATGTCAAAGAATACGTCACGATTGACTTTCTTGCCATCAATGATTGCACCTGTCTTGGATGTAATTGTCATCCAAGAATATCCACGCTCCTTGAGTTGTAAGCAGAAGTCAGAGTGAGTCAAAAGGTTGATGATTTGCTTTGTTGTGCGAGCACAGATCAAAGTTTTGTCAATGTTGTTGTCATCAATAGTCTCAATCAGATTGTCACAATCATCAGCAAACATTACCTTGCGACCTTTAACCATAGGCAATTGCTTGACTACAACTTTAGGAGGGAGAATGTATCCCTGCTCAACCAACTCAGGTGCAGGTACATTACACAGAACCTGACCATAGACACTCCAATTCATGCCTGGTTTAGTAGCAGCAAGAGAATGTTTTGGTGTTGCAGTGAAGAAATAGCAACGATTTGCTTCATTAGCAAAGAACTCAGTCGCAGGAAAGAAGTTTTTCTTTACACTGTTGTGTGCTTCATCAAAATAGATGTTGTCTACCTCAATGTCTGCCTCCATAACACGATGTAAGGAGTTGTAAGAGGTGAAGATGATAACATTCTCACCTTCTGCGCGAGCAGTGTTAGTGAATACGTGAATGTTGTCTGCATTGGTTGTAGAATAGTGGTCGGTTTC